GTCGTTCTCAAAGTTCGAAGGCAAAACTAAGGCTAATACCTTAAAAGGAATACTTTTAGTCTACAGTATAGATTTCTCGGTTGAACCGGAAACTACTTGTAATCTATATTTAAACCTTAAAGGAGAGCTAATAGTTAGCACGTCTAAGAATAATGGAGAGTCTAAAACTCTTCAAGTTCTCAAGAACTTCGAAACAGATTCGTTAATAGGGCCAACTTTAGTTAAACTAAATGGTACCCTAAGTCACGGGTCTAGAACGACATTTTACCAATTTACTCCTTACAAGGGGTAATATTCTATCCCATTACAGAGGAGATTCTAGGTTAAACCTAGAGGATCACTCGTTGTAATGAATATATTTAATATTACCAACTCACTTAAAGTATCAAAAGTACTGCTTAAAGCAGATCACCTGATACGGCAATGAGAAAATTCTTTAGGATCGATTCTACACGATGTTAAACATCAAATAGACCGAGACCAAAAGAAAACCTTATTTAAAGCATTAGGTAAAATTAGTAATGTACTACGGACGCGAGGACCGAAAGAGGCAATCCGACTCTCTAAAGAGGGAAGGATGCAATTCTATTCTATCCTTGCGAACACGAAGAAAGGTAAATTACAAGGGTTCAAGAACGAATGAGCCTGACTAAATGGACAAGTGCATAGCCAATCGCCGGATCAAATCCGCCTGTTAGCCAGTGTATTATCCTTTAGTAGGACTATTCGCCTTAAACCGGAAATAAACTCTAAAAACATTGAAGCCCCATTTATAGGGTCTACTTCAAGCGTCAAAGATGATTATATACCTGGTTTTTGAGGAGAGATGGGTAAACCATTCTCTTTCAAAGACTCTTGTAAATACTCTCCTAAGTGATTCCCGCGGTTCAAAACGTTCCACTTTACTTCGAAGTCCGGTCCAAATGGTCAGGCTCTTGCTACTTTCCTAGAGGATTTAATCTCTCTTAGTGAAAGCCAGCTTGATGCTATTAAGATACTTGGTGGCTTTAAGCTCACTAATATCATTGATACCTGAAAGAAAATTCTTAGCTTAACCCCTTATTCCTATTCTGGTCAATATACCCGGCGAATAGCCGCAATATCTGATAAAGAAGGGAAGACAAGGGAGATAGCTATATTGGATTATTGGTCACAGACGGCTCTTAAACCGCTCCATGATTACTTATTCACAGTATTAAAGAATATTCCTCAGGACTGTACCTTTAAACAAGGAAGTTTCAAAGAAAAGCTAGGGACATCTACTGAGTTTAACTCAGTCGACTTGACCGCTGCTACTGATAGATTTCCTATTGAGCAAATCTCTAAGATTTTAAAATATAACTTAGGAAGTCGGTACGTAGAAGCATGGAAACACTTGATGGTGGGGACTCCATTCTGGTCCTCGCAGTTAAAGAGAGAAATCTCTTA